TAATTATTTGAAAAGCTTCTTTTGTCATTTGATACATCATAAACGGGCGAAATGCATAGTATCTAGTACCATTTGCCATGTTGTCCATCTGTACCATTTTCATGGTTTTGCGTATAACAATGGCATCATCTTCTTCATGGTATTCAACCACTTCGCACATGATTTCATCATCGTTAGCTAATTTAAATTGTCTAATTTCCAATTGGCACCTCTATGATTTTATAATCAAATTTCTCTTTACTATATATTTTTACTCTTTCTTCCCCATGGACGAGCGCGTAGTTCTTTTTGCTTTTCCAGTGTAAGTCGTCTGTGATATCGTATAGTCTTGTGTGGCGGCCATCATCCGCTTTTCTGAGTCCTCGGCCGATTGATTGTAGGACTTTGATTTGTGACTTTGACGGAGAGGCGAAGATAATATTGTGAAGGTTCTTAATGTTGATTCCTGTACTAAATGTGCCCAAGCTTGCAACAATGATAGCATTCTTTTGTTTCTCCGTTATTTCTCTTATAGCTTCCCTATCTGAGGTTTCTACTTCACCTGATACATAAAATATTTTTCTATCTTCTTCGGCTTTATCATTAATCATATCAAAGAGAGGCTTGCCGTGCTTTTCAACAAAGTTAAAAAGGACGAGAGTATTTCCGCTAGCATCCAAAGCCAGATTGCGAATAAAAGTATTCCTAGACTTATTTTTGACAATCCAATCGATCTCATCTTGATATGTCACCTTTCCGAGAGACTTTCGTATCTCTTCATTATATTTTAATATAATTATATTTATATCTAATTTAGCAAGCGTATTATTGTCTTGCAGAGCTTTGGTTGTTGTTACCCTATGTATTTTTCCAAATAGTCCCTGTAAGACGAGGTGATGGACTTGTGCATTATCCAGTGTGCCAGTTGTACCAATTCTATATTTTGCTTGGCTACATTTATTCATAATATCAGTTAAAGATTTTGATTTAAATCCATGACATTCATCACCAATAACCATACCAAATTGGTCAAACCATTCTTTTGGTAACTTATATATTGATTGCCATGTTGAAATTACAATAGAAGAATTTATATTATCTTTATCTTTGCCAGAATATATTTTATGTACACCGTTTGAGCTATATCCATAATCTATAAAATCTTTTTCCATTTGTTCTACAAGTGAGGTTGTAGGTACAACTACTAATACTCTACCAGATTTAGGATATCTGAATCCATCTGTTAAATATTTAAGCCATATCTGAGATAAACAATAAATGATAAGTGATTTACCAGAACCGGTCGGAGACAGCAATACACAGCGATTTAAATTTAATGCTTTCATTATAGCATCAAACTGATAATCACGAACCTCAATAGGTTTACCATTACTAGTAAGATTTAAATCTTTTATATATTCATAGATTTGTTTAGGATCTTGTTCGTCTTTATCTAATAACGAACCGTAATCAGAAGATCTAGTAAGTAAACTATAATTATTTCTTTTGCAAAACTCTTCTACAAAAGGATATAAACCAGCTGGTAACTCATGAGAGTTAACATTAAATAATCTAATTTTACCGTCCCATATTTTACGTTTGTACAATTTCATGTACTTGTAACCAGGAACGAAGAAAGAAAAATATTCACTTAATCCTTGAGCAATACCAGGATCGCAATCGACTAAAGCTATACTTTCATTTTTCTTCCATATTTTTATGTCAGTGTTAGCCACTTATATATGTTTCATCCTCAGGTCTATACCATATTTTTTGATGATATAGTTTTGCCAATAATTTAGTAATTTCACTTCTATCGTCTGATGGGTATTTTACTAATGCGTTTTCAATTAATTCGATATCTTTTGGGTTTAACTTAAATTCTTTGTTATACCTAGCCGCCACTTTCGAAGATCCTCCATTTGATCATGTTGCTAATAGTCTGATGTCTCCAATTTATATTATTCATGATCTCATTTAAAGTATCTATTATAGTTTTCAGATACTCTATTTTCTCAACAGACTGCTGAATTTCTGGATCCGAATCGTAATAGTAATCCATTTCACCTTTTAGTATTTTAAGTCCATCAAAAGGGTCCGGCTTCCACCCTTTATCAACTATTTGATCCTGATCCATCTTTCCATTATAATAAAGCCATTTGTCTTTAAGTAATATTTTTTGGTCTTGTTCAGCTTTTTTAACTTTTAGCTTTGCAAGAGAAAGTAATTCTAAATATTTTGCGTGAAGTATTGGAGTTTGACGTGATGATTCATCCAAACTCGATTGACCAATAACGCTGTCACTCGACCACATGTCGAGAATCATTTTTAAATCCATAATATATCCTAAATGTTATTCAATCTCAAAGTATGAAAATCTAAACGATATAGGGAATGTCATATATTGAACATCGCCTGTTGCCGCTTCAAATGCAATATCACCCAACAAAGTTGGTATTGCATCTCTATATATTAATTTCTTCGCAACGTTATTATGGCTAGTTAGTATTGATACAGTTATATTTGCAGCTGATGGACCTCTGTCACCATTTTCAGCCTGAGCGGGTTTTACATCAGGCGCTTCAACAAATGATTTTAGCCAGTTATACATTTCTGTATATGCTGATAAATTTTCGTCCATAATAATCATTGCGGTCATTTCACCAAAAACTAATTTATCACCAGTTAATGGAATAGATCCTATTCTTTTATAAGGAACTTCTACCGAAGATATTTGCATATCCGGATGCTGTATTGATTGTGCGAAGTATTCAATGTTTGGGAAATACTTACGATTAATGCCTAACTTAAAACCTGTAGGCTGTAAGTAATTTACATTAGTAGTAATACTAGATTCTAGAATACCAGCACTTGTTGTCGTAGTAGATATTGCCATGACATTTCCTGTTTAATAACTGTATTTATAATAAAAAAAGGGCCGCCGAAGCGACCCTTGTGGAGGTATTTCCGTTAGGCTTAAGCCATGATATTGTCTACACGGAAAATTCTGTAGTACTGGTTTGTTTTGACTGCAGCCAAACCGTTTGCAGGTGTTGCACCTACGAATGGGTTTGAAGCCATGCCGTATCGAGTTTTGAAACCGATTTTTGGCTGGAAGTTTTCTTCCCCTACCGCACGAACCATAGTTAGTGGTACGTATGGACAATAGAAGATACCTGCGTCGTATGGGTTTGTACCCTTATAACCAACAGTTACGTAATCTACAGTTGCATATGGGTCAATGTAGACTCGTGTGCGACCGTTAAGAACACCAGCAAAAGTGTTTCCTGTGTCATCTACGTTCAAGTTAGTTGATAGTGCAGGAGTGTAATCCAACATGCCTGAAGCCGCAAGAGCTGAAGCAACGTCTGAAGAACAGATAATGAAGTTACCTTTTCCTCTACGTGTTTCTTTTGCAATTACGTTTGATTCACGTTCGATTTGAACGATCAGGCCTTTGAATTTTTCAACTGACCAACGACCATCAGCATCTGATGACATGTTAAACACACCATTGATTGCTGTTGATGACTGGAGTGCACCAGTTTTCGCTTGTGAGTTGATTGTTCGGATAACTTCACGGTTAATCTCAGCCAAGATTTCTGTTGAAAGAATGTTGGCTAACTCTGTCTCAGCGTCAAGACCATGAATTGCTTTCAAGTCTTGTGCTAGTTCTAGAGAATATTCTGCTTTCAAAGCACGTGACTTCGCAGTCACAGTTGCTTTTTCAATGGTGAAACCCATTTGCTCGAAAGCATTTGAAGCAGAATCACCTAGAGCTTCAGCAGAGTCTGTAGTCATACCAGCGCGAGCAAGATCAGTAGCACGATCTGAGTCAATAGTGTTTGGTGAGCTAGCGTTGGCTACGTCTAGACCTGAACCCTCTTGAGTAATAGCCGCCGCAGTTTTTGTACCTGAATGGCGAGTATTAGCTTCGTTGAAGAGTGCTTCAGTATTACCTGTGTCACCACCGTCAAAACGTGATTTCATCGCAAAGATGAGACCAGTTGGACCTGACATTGGCTGAACACCAGCAACGTCGTATGCCATTAGGTTTGGCATTGCACGTCGTACGAGTGAGATTAATACAGGATCCCATGTTCCGATAGAACCTGTGTTTGCGCCAGCTGGTGCAGCTTCTGATAAGAAGCCTTGCTGCTGTGCACGCTCTTCGCGTAGAGCGTTTTCTTGGTTTTCTAGAATCGCAGCTGTTACTGCTTTTCTGTGAGCGTCTTTGATAGTACCCGCTGATTCTTCATTAAGTACTGGTGCCCACTTTTCGACTAATTTGTCATAAGATTGCATTTTTTTGGACTCCCAAATTTATGTTTGCGATGCTTTACGAATCGCGGTGAGGTATTGAGCCATCGTTCCAGTTGCTTCGACGATGTTTCCATCTTCATCTTCAACTGCATCTTCGATTACTGACTCAACGGTTTCTTTTTTGAAATATGACTCTTTAACAGTTCTAACTTTTTCAGCAAAAGTATCTGCATCTTCAAAAGTAATATCTCCGACCAACTTCGCAAGTTTTTCAACTTGTGTTTCTGCTAAGTCTTTTGAAGCTTCACGAATTACTTCGTGTCGTTTCATTTCTTCTAATTCTTCAGCAGTTTCGATGGCTTTTGCCATAGAGTTGTTTAGAGCTTCTTCTAGCTCTTCAACTTCTGCGGCTAGTTCGTCAACTAGGTCAACTTTAGATTCTGGAACCTCAATGTAAGATTCTGTAAATAGATCTTTCAATGAGTTCATAAACTTCTCAGCAATCTCGGTACGTAGACCTGATTGTACAGCAAGTTTATTTTCTTCCATCCAATTCTCAACAACATAGTTGAGGTAGCTATCGACTTTCTCGACCATATCAGCTTTAGTAGCTGCTACTTCTTCGTCGAGTTCAGTCTTATAGTTTTCTTCTAAACGATCAATTTCTTCTGATAATTTAGATTTAATAGCTGCTTCAAAAATTACGGCTGTTTTA